ACGCCCAGATCGGCAGCTCGGGCAACTCCGCCCAGATCGGCAGCTCGGGCGGCTCCGCCAAGATTGATAGTACCGGCGTCGACTCCGTGATCTGCTGCGCAGGTCATGGCTGTACGGTAAAAGCAAAAATCGGGAGTTGGATCACGCTTGCGGAGTGGGAATATTCCGAAGAAAAGGGTCGATTCGTTCCGCGCTGCGTGAAGACGGAATACGTCGACGGCGAGAAGATCAAGGCCGATACGTGGTATCGGCTGAAGAACGGCGAATTTGTGGAGGTAAGGTAAATGGCAATCAAGAAACCCGCTGAACTAGATTTCAGCAACAAGAAATTCATGTGCATCATTTCCGGACAGCCCGGCCTTGGCAAGACAACGCTGGCGCTTTCCGCACCGAAGCCGTTTCTGTTCGACACGGACAACGGCATTGCCCGCGTCAGGCCAGAGCAGCGCGGCGTGACCTCTGTTGTGGAATCCTACGAAGAAATGCTTGGCGATATGGACTCCGACGAATACAAGGCGGCTGAATCCGTTGTAATCGATACCGGCGGCATGCTGGTGCAGCTGATGAAGGATTGGGCGAAGAAGCAGGACAGCAAGGCCGCAAAGGATGGCCGCGCGATGTACGGCGTGATTAAGTCTGAGTTTGACCGGCTGTGTTATCAGATCCGCGCAAAAGACCGGAAGCATTTGATCGTGGTGTTCCACACGACGGAACAGCAGAAGGGCGATACCATCCAGACACGCCTGTCCTGCGAGGGCGGCGCAAAGGATATCGTTTGGACGCCTGCGGACTTTGGCGGCTATATGTTCATGATGGGAAACAAGCGCATGATCGGCTTTACACCGACAGACGAATACTTTGCAAAAGGCTGCTTCGGTGTGCGCGGCGTGATGCAGCTGCCGGAGCTCAAGCCCGGCCAGAAGTCCACATTTTTGACGGATTTGTTCCGCAAAGCGCAAGAGGACATCAACGCACAGGCCGAGATCTATAGCGGCGAGAAAACCGCATATGACGTGGCGATGCAGGAAGGCCGCGCGTTCATTGCGCTTGTCGGAGATCCCGACACGGCGTTAAAGGCGCGGGAAGGGCTGGCAAAGATCCATCACGCTCTGACTAGCGCCGCCGAGCTTGGCGCAGAGTTCAAGCGCAAGTGCAAGAAACTCGGTCTGAAATACGATAAGGAGATAAAAGCCTATGTATTGGTTGACACAAAGCCTGCTAAGCAGCTGGAAGCACTTTCTTGATGCGGATGATGCGTATGCAGACGCGGCGCTGTCCTCATTCCTCTCTACGCTTCGGCGTGAAGAGAAGGAAACAACGCAGGCGATGCAGGCTGGCATTGACTTCGAGGCGGCGATCAACAGCACGGTTGCGGGCGTACCAATTGAGCCTGTCAGCGAGAAATACGACCGGGCTGTAGCAAAATTTTCCCGCATCTGCTCTGGCGGTCAGCCACAAGTGCCGGTCGCCGGGCGGCTGCATGTATCGGGCTTGGATTTCCAGTTATACGGCGTCTGCGACTACGTAAAGGCCGGAATCATCTACGATATTAAGCGTGTACAGCGGTACGAATACGGCAAGTACCTGCACAGCCCGCAGCATCCGATGTATCTGCATCTGATGCCAGGCGCGTCAAAATTTACATACCTGATCTTCGACGGCGCGAATAATTACGCGGAGACGTACCGGCGCGGCGATTTCGAGCCTATCGAAGATACGATTTCATGCTTTATCAACTGGCTTTTGGCAAACGGTTATATCAACGATTATTTTACGCATTGGGAGATGAACACTGAAAGGAAGGAAAAAGTAGATGGGATTCAAAGCTGTTAAAAACGATGGCGGTCTGATGAAGGCTGGCGATTATGAGTGCTATTTGAAATCGTGCGGATACAGCGTAACGAAGAACGGAAACGAATGCATCAAGTTCGATTTCGTTGTCCGTGAGGACGTCGAGCAGGAATACCAGAAGAAGCACATCTTCAAGAACTTCTGGCCCGACCGCGACACCGGGGAGTATGACGCCGACAAGATCGGCAAATATGCAAATGCGCTTGGCATTGAGCCGGGCACCGATTTTGAACTTGACGATCTGGTAGGCCGCAACTGCATTTTGCACATGGAGCCGTTTGAGGGCAATGACGGTGTAACGCGCGACTGTATTCGGTATCTCAAGCCCAGCAAGGCAGACTCCTTTGTAACGCCCGCACCGGCCAGCGCAGAGGAGTTCAAACAGCTTGACGAAAGCGACGACGAGCTGCCGTTCTGAGGGCTGAAATATGCCGAACAGAATTATTCGGGAAAGCATCTGCACAAGCGATAGCGTCGACAAACTCTCGTGGTTTGAAGAAGTTCTGTTTTATCGGCTCATTGTAAACTGTGATGATTTCGGACGCTTTGACGGGAGAGCGGCGGTCGTGAAAAACCGCCTCTTCCCGCTGAAAGAAAACCTCACGCTCAAAACTGTAGAAAATGCTCTTCATGGGCTGGCGAGTGCTGGATTGATTGCTCTGTATGTGTTTGAGGGCAAGCGCTTCCTTTACCTACCAACATGGGGCAAGTATCAGACGCAGCGTGCGAAAGTAAGCAAATTCCCGTCGCCTGATGATGGGAAACAAGCGGATGAAATCATCTGCAAGCAAATGCATGCAGATGTTCCCGTATTCGAGAATCGAGAATCGAGAATCGAATTCGCTATTCGAGATGCGGAAGATAGCGCGGAGCCGCAAGCAGCATCCACGCCGCCAGCAATCTCTCTGCCGCTGAATGATGGAACGGGATATTCCGTTTCCGTGGAGCAATGCCAGGAATGGGCGGGCTTGTACCCTGCTGTCGACGTGATACAGCAGCTGCGGAACATGAGGGGCTGGTTGGACGCAAATCCGGCCAAACGGAAAACAAAGCGCGGGATCAATGCGTTTATTGTCCGCTGGCTGGCAAAAGAACAGGACAAGGGCGGAACACAGCCTGCACAGTACAGCCGCGCTGCAAAGCCCGGCTACGGTGTGCAGGGGCACCATGACCCGCTGAATCCGCTGGAAGAGGCTGCTGTCAACCGGCTGTTCGAGAAACCGCCGAAGGGCGCGGAGAAAATGCGGCACGGCGTGCAGAACCACGGAGACGACCTGACGGCGTTCCAGATGGCAGCGGTCGAACGGATGCTTGCAGAAAACAAGGAGGATGAGACATGAAAATGCTGAAAAAACTGGCAAGATCGCTGGCGACGCGCTATGTCTGCCAGAACTGCGAGAAGGAAAAAGAACGAAGGGCCGTGGCTCACAACGCCACGAATTCGACCTGGCGGCGTTTGGAGGTGCAAAAGCGGAATGAAATGGCATATTGCAAGTGTCAGCTGGGGCAAGGACAGCCTGGCCATGCTCCTAATGCTGATTGCCAAGGGCTACCCGCTGAATGAGGTGGTTTTCTACGATACCGGAATGGAGTTTGAGGCGATTTACCACACACGGGATCAAATGTTACCCCGCCTGGAGCAGCTGGGGATCAAGTACACCAGACTGGAGCCGGAAAACCCGTTCCTGTTTGATATGCTGGAAAGGCCGGTTTGCAGTAAGCAGAAAGGCACACACCAAGGTTATGGCTGGTGTGGCGGCCTCTGCCGCTGGGGAACCACGGGGAAGCTGAAAGCCATGGACAGGTACGCGGAGGCGCGGGACGCTATGGTTTACGTTGGCATAGCTGCCGACGAAACGCCACGACTGGAAAAAGAACGGAAGCCGTATAAACTGCACCCGCTGGCGGAGTGGGGCATGCCGGAAGCCGACGCCATGGCATATTGCTATGAAAACGGGTTTTCGTGGCTGGAGGGCACGATCCGCCTTTATGACGTGCTGGACCGTGTTTCGTGCTGGTGCTGCTGCAACAAGAACCTGCGGGAACTGCGGAATATGTATATTTACCTGCCGGAATACTGGGAGCGCCTGAAAGACCTGCAACGGAAAATAGACAGGCCAATGAAAGGCTATTACAAAGGCAAGCCGCGCGGCGTGTTTGAACTGGAACAACGGTTCCGCGCAGAATTGGAACAGGAGGCAAGAGCATGAGTAAAGCTGTTTTGATCAGCATTCGCCCAGAGTGGGCTCGGAAGATCCTGAACGGGAGTAAAACGGCCGAAATCCGCAAGACCGCGCCGAAGTGCGGTGTGCCGTTTAAGTGCTATATCTACTGTACGCAGAGCGCTGATATGCTTTGGATTTTGAAGGAAAGGGAACGGTCTCTCCATCCTGATAAAATAGCGGATGTTTTCAAGGCTGCTAAATGCGGCGGAGCATATCGGGGGAATGGCAAGATCATCGGTGAATTTGTATGCGACGACATTTTTGAAAGGATCGTCAGAGTAGGAGGAAGCTGTGAACCGCAGAAATATTGCATCTGCGATTGGAACATGGAATGCACACCACTTGATACGCTTCTTGCGGATGCCTGCCTGACAAAAGACGAGCTGGAGAAGTATCTGGACGGCGGCGTCGGCTACGGATGGCACATATCCAACCTCAGAATTTACGATACCCCGCGCGATCTGTGGGAGTTTGCCGGTATGCAGCGGGAGACAGAATTTGGCCTTGCACCCAGGCCAATCACCCGCCCGCCGCAGAGCTGGCGGTATGTGGAGGAAGAGTTATGGAAAGATTAACGTTTGAAGGGAACTTCTGCGACATCGCGCAGTGCCGCGAGCGGCCGTGTCCGTATGACGGAAGCTGCACGCAGAGGCTGGTTTGGGAGAGGCTCAAGGCTTACGAGGATTCCGGGTTGTCGCCGCAGGCCTGCGCGCAGGCCTCAGAGATCGAAAAACAGCTTGATTCCTATGGCTTCTCGGCTAAAAAAATGCTGGAGTTTATCAGGGCAGACAAGGACGGGCGGCTGGTGGTGCTGCCGTGCAAGGTGGGAGATACAGTGTGGATTGTAGGCGCTGTGAGAAAATTGTATAGCGCAAAAGTTCGGACATTCTTTTGCGGGCATCCGTCCGCAGTGCGCGGACGCGATCCAGATGGGCATATTCACATGATTCGCACAACAGAGTGTGACATCCCGATGCAAGAATTCGGAAAAACCGTATTTCTGTCGCGCGAAGAAGCCGAGAAGACTTTGCGGGAAATCCAAGGGAAGGAGGATGCCGATGGAGCGACTGACAAGCCGGAATGAAGATTGTGTTTCGGTAAATGGGTACGGTCTGTACCACTTAACGATGACCGAAGTCGTCCAGATGGCAGATCGCCTTGCGGCCTACGAGGACACGGGGCTGACACCGGAGGAAATCAAGGCTCCATTTACGGAGGACACGATGATAAATCTGGCAGCGCAGGCGATGGGCGTGGAGGCTGACCGCCTCCGCGAGCTTGCCGAAGCCGACAAGGACGGGCGCGTCGTGATTCTGCCGTGCAAGGTGGGCGATACGGTGTGGTTTAAGACATACAAAAATAACGCGCGAGATTGCATTGGCGTGCAACCACATGAGGTTACAAGAATATCAGCAAGCATCATTGTTCCGGGGGAAATTGTGGATATCGGTATCCCTGTGGACCAGATCGGTGTGAGAGTATTTTTGAGCGAGACCGAAGCGGTTGCGGCTGACGCGAAACCTCCGGCTGGAAATTCCATTTTGGAAGTTTAGGAGGCGAAGCAGGATGGAACGGATGACAAGCCGAGATGAGGATTGCGTGCTGGTAAACGGTCACGCATTGGGTTGTGCGACGGTTGGCGAAATCGTCCAGATGGCGGAACGTCTCGCAGCGTATGAGGATATGGACAGTAAGCGGCTCAGACCGGGCGATACGGTTTGGCTGTCTAAGATGTTTTACACGCGCCCCAAAAAGCCCGTGCCGGTCACGGTAGACGCAATCCGCATTGACGTCAACGGCACAACGTACATAACCGGGCGGAAGAGATTCTGCGAGGAAGCAATCGGACGAACGGTGTTTTTGACAGAGGAAGCCGCCAGAAAGGCTTTGCAGGAAATGGAGGGCAAGAAGGATGGCAACAAAACGAATATGTGACCGCTGCGGGGCGGAAATAAACCCCACAAGCTCTGCGACGTATGTAAACGTACGAAGCGCGTTCCATGAGAAATCACCTGATATTGAGCTTTGCTGCTCCTGCGCGATGCAAATCAAAGAATGGCTTAAGTCGAGTGTAGAGGAGGACAAGAAGGATGGTAAAATACACTGAAATATGCGCGTTGTACCATTTTTGCGTCGATCTTGGAATCAAATGCACGATAGAGCGCCTGTACGACGGCTATGCAGTGCGTTTCCCGGACGGAAGTGACTTCGCACAGCATCATGGCACATATGGCGGGACGGAAGGATGCGTTGAACCGGCTATCGGGGACTCAGAATTTGACTATACTGCAGTCGGCTTGAACCTCGCGAAGGAGCTCGTGAAGAAACACAAAGGCAAATTGGAGGCCGACAATGCCTGACGAATACATCAGCCGCGAAGCGGCGCTGAAAGCACTATTTGCACCTGGAATGTGCTACGCTCCAATGCAGTTGCAGATTATTAAGGACTTGCCCGCCGCCGACGTTGCGGAGGTGGTGCGTTGCAAATACTGTAGACACCTTGGGGCACCCCTTTCTGGCGGATGCTACGATTGCAAAAAATATATGCTGCCGTATTGCAGACCTGATGATTTTTGCAGCCACGGCGAGTATCAGACAAATACAGGAGGTAGCAATAATGTGGCTGATTGATGCGGACGATGCGAAGCGGACATACACCCAAGATATGTTTGATACGGAAGAAGATTTCGAGCGTGTCAACGACGTGCTTGATTACGCACCCACCGTTGATGCCGTGGTCGTGACGCGCTGCAAGGACTGCAAGCACAGCACACTTCCATCTGCACTTACGCAAAGGTACGGTGTGCCGGGAACACTGACTTGCCATAACAGGTACTCCCCATGCAACAGGCGCAATGTGGGCGGCGAAGATTTTTGCAGCTACGGAGAACGGAGGGAAGAATGAACATTACACTTTTGAAATATCCCACCGATGAGGACTGGGCGTTTGCAAAACAGTGCGCTTTGGTCACCATCGGAAAGGAGATGAAAACAGCACCGGACATGGCGTGGAAGCACGCCATCCTCCGGGCAAAGCATAGCCCCATCCGGACGCTGCAGTTTGCGTTTTACCTCGAGGGTGTGCCGTACTGGGTAAGCACCCACTTAGCTCGCCACGTCCACGCACAGCCGTTTATCCGCAGCCAGCGGAATGACCGGCAGGATGCATACGACCGGAACGCAGCACGGCAGGACGCGCCCGTGGACATGATCTGGTACATGAACGCGGAAGAGCTGATGACGATCATGGAAAAGCGGTTGTGCCATCTGGCGGCGAAGGAGACACGCAAAGTCGCCAAAAAGATCCGCGAGCTAGTGATTGAGCAATGCCCGGAGTTTGTCGACCTTTTGGCCCCTCCGTGTGTGCAAACGCTCGTTTGCAGGGAAATGTACCCGTGTAAATACGAAAACGTTCTGACATGGAGGGCACCATATGGGAACGATACTGGCGATTGACCCCGGCAATTTGCAATCCGGCTATGTAATCGTAGAGCATGACGGCGAGGAGATCCGCCGCGTGCTGGAGGCCGGGAAAATCGAGAATCCGGCAGTTACAGATATGCTTGACCGGAAGCTTTATGCAAACTGCATAGACGTTGCAATCGAGATGGTGCAGGGGATGGGGCAAACAGTGGGACAGGAAGTGTTCGACACCTGCGTCTGGGTCGGGCGATTCTGGGAAATTACGTTGAGGTCTGGCGGATATGAGCCGAAAAGGATATACAGGAGAGAAGAAAAGCTGTACCTGTGCGGCTGCCTGAGCGCGAAGGATAAGAATATCCGGCAAGCGCTGATTGACAGATACGGAGGTGTAGGGACGAAAAAAGAGCCGGGCTTCTTTTATGTGAACGGCACGAAGTTTGCGAAAGATATGTGGGCGGCTATGGCCGTTGCAACCACATATTTTGACAAGCACATCAAGGGGGTAAAGCTGTAATGGCAAACATCACGGCGACCTGCCCGGTTTGCGGGAAGGTGTTTACCCGGCCCTGCAAGCCGCGCGCGGATGGCCGGTATCTTTGCAGTCGGGCGTGTGCCGGGGCATGGCGCAAGCTGCATCCCATCTGCACGGGCAAGCGGCGCGATCGCGCATGGGATGAAGTGCGGATTCAGATCACGGCGATCATCCCGGTCTATCCCGCCATGCGCCCGCGCATGGGCGAAGTGTACGACGCGGAAAAATATGAATACATCAGCAGCATGCCCGGATACGTTGTGCGCGTCGGAGACAAGCGGGTCTGTGTGAGGGTGGACGAATGCAGGGAGATTTAAGGATCAGCCCATATTCCGCTCCGTGCGGCAGCTGCCCCGAGAAAGGCTGCGGGGCAAAGCATACGACCTGCGAGGCGTACATAGCGTTCCGCAAGGCTGCGGACGAGTACAACAAAAGCAAGGTAGAGCGCATAGAGCGCGGGATGGAAACAAGCGGCAAGTCCGCCAGAGCGCGGAAATACGATCGGGCAAAACGCGAAGGGAGGGTACACTATTGATGGAACAGATCAAGGGCGCAAAGTACGACGAGGGCAAGCCCCGCCCGTCGCTCGTGCCGGTGGCGGGAATCGAGGCAATCATGCAGGTGCGCGAATATGGAATGCGGAAGTACGGTGATGCTGAGGACTGGCAAAGCATAGCCCCTGAAAGGTGGCACGACGCCCTTCTGCGCCACGTTCTGCATATCTGGGATAATCCGCTGGCGCTCGACTATGAGAGCGGCTTACCGGCTCTGTGGCATGTTATAACTAATGCTGCGTTTCTGTGCGCGGCGTACAAAGATGAACTGGACAAAGCGCGCGGGGAATGGGCAAAGGATGTGCTGGACGAAAAGGCAGTTGATGGGTGCGAGAACTCACAATGTGCGTATTCCTCTACCACATGCGGGTGTATCCGGTATAATGATGTAAGCCACTGCAAGAAAAGGAAGGGAGTGCGCCGTGAGTAAGCCGCGCTACGGCTGGTGGCCATATGCAAAGTGGATGATCCGCAACTATAAGGGCGGCGGGCTGATGACGAGGGCCGAGCGCGCTGCCGTTGAGGATGCAATCGCAGAGACGGAACAGCTCGTTGACGGAGCGGAGCGGCTGCGGCTCATAGACTTGGTCCTTTGGAAGCGTACACACACCTTACAGGGCGCTGCGATGGCGGTTTATGTATCCGAACGCACCGCACAGGAGTGGCACAGGCAATTTATTCGTCTTGTGGGGCAAAAAAGAGGGCTTTTATGAAAAAGTCTGCGCCCCAGAGCCAAATTTAACATTTACTATAAGGGCGTAGAGATCAACTCTACGCCCCTTTTCATCGGCACCGCAGCGTTCTGCGGAAACCTCCTCCTCCTGTTCTCGTGTTCTCCGGTGTGAATAAATATATTTATTCACACACGGAGACACGAGAACGAAAGAATGAGGTTGCTGGCCGGTGAGCGGACATGATGGGGAGGACAACATGGAGGTAAAAAACAGAAAGCTTTCCAGCATTACTGCATACGGGAAAAATGCGAAGAAGCATGACAAAACGCAAATCAACAACGTTGCGGAGAGCATCAAGCAGTACGGTTTTGTGCAGCCGATTGTGATTGACCGTGACGGCGTGATTGTAATCGGACACTGTCGCGCTATGGCGGCGAAGAAGCTGGGAATGGAAGAAGTGCCGTGCGTCTGCGTGGATGATCTCACGCCGGAACAGGTGAACGCCCTGCGGCTGGTGGATAACAAAAGCAACGAGAGTGACTGGGACTTTGACCTGCTGGCTGACGAACTGCCTGGTCTCGACCTGTCAGCGTTTGACTTTGACTGGGGCCTGCGCGACGAGCTGGACACATCCGTTGTGGAGGATAACTATGATCCGGTTCTTCCTGCGGAGCCGAAGAGCAGACTTGGCGACGTGTATCAGCTTGGAGACCATCGCCTTATGTGCGGAGATAGCACGTCTTTGACAGACGTACAGAAGCTCGTAGGGGGGGCACAAATGGATTTGCTGCTCACCGACCCTCCGTACAATGTGGACTATCAGGGTACCGCCGGGAAGATTAAGAACGACAATATGGAGGATACGGCATTTAGACGGTTCCTGACGGATGCCTTCTCCAATGCGGCGATGGTCATGAAACCAGGTGCGCCATTTTACATTTGGCATGCAGGGCTTGAAGGATATAATTTTTTTGGAGCTTGCAAAGATGCCGCTTTGCGTGTGCGGCAGATGCTTATATGGGTAAAGAATATATCTGCGTTCGGCCGGCAAGATTTCCAGTGGAAACATGAACCGTGCCTGTACGGTGAGAGCGAGATTGAAGAGGACGAGCACGAGCCGTGCTTGTATGGATGGACGGAAGGCCACAAGCATTACTTCTTCAAAAACCGCAGGCAGACCACTGTTCTCAATTTTGATAAGCCAGTGAGATCAGCGGAGCATCCGACCATGAAGCCGATTAAGCTGTTTGACTATCAGATGCAGTGTTCCAGCAAGCCGGGAGAGAATGTGCTTGACCTGTTCGCTGGCTCCGGCACAACGATCATGGCAGCGGAGCAGAATGGCAGACGCGCTTTCTGCATGGAGTACGATCCGAAGTATGCCGATGTAATTGTTGACCGTTGGGAGAAGTTTACGGGGAAGAAAGCGGTGTTGCTGAATGACGATTGAAGAAGCGCAGGCGATTATTGCCAAAACAAATAGCCCGTACCTAAAACGGGACATGGAAAAGTTTATCAAACGACAGCAGAGAAAGGAGGGCGCGTATGGCAAGGCCTAGAAAGGAAATAGATCAGAAACAGTTCGAGAACCTCTGCGGCCTGCAATGCACGCTTGAGGAGATCTGCGGTTGGTTTGACGTGACTGATAAAACACTGGATAGTTGGTGTAAACGCACCTATCATGCCAGTTTTTCCGAGGTATTTAAGCAAAAGCGAGGAGCAGGGAAAATTTCACTGCGGAGAAGTCAGTGGCAGCTTGCGGCAAAGAACGCGAGCATGGCTATTTGGCTGGGTAAACAGTATCTTGGCCAGCGTGACGTTGTCGAGCTTGGTTTGCCGACTGATAACGCGCAGGAGGACGCGCTGAGCGTAAGCCTGCGCGAAATGGCGGAAGGGCTGGAAAGCGATGATTAGTTCAAAGCAGCGGAAAATCATTGCTTTCCCATATTCCAAGTATGATGCGCTGATCTGCGACGGCGCTGTACGTTCCGGTAAGACCTCAATCATGATGTGGGCGTTCGTCCGCTGGGCGATGGAGAATTTCAGCGGGCAGCGCTTTGGCGTGTGTGGCCGCACAGTGGATAGCTGCACAAAGAACATTATCGTGCCGTTTACGGCGATGAGCCTTACGAAGGAGCGATATATCATCCGCTGGCGGCGCGGTGACAAGGTGATGGAAGTGCGGCGCGGAGCCGTGACGAATTACTTTGAAGTGTTCGGCGGTAAGGACGAGGCAAGCTATACACTGATCCAAGGCCGGACGCTGGCTGGTGTGCTTCTGGACGAGGTGGTGCTGATGCCACGATCGTTTGTGGAGCAGGCACTTGCACGTTGCTCTGTGGACGGTGCAAAGCTGTGGTTCTCTTGCAATCCCGGAAGCCCTCACCACTGGTTTTATGCAGACTGGATTAAACGCCGAAAAGAAAGAAATGCTCTGTATCTGCATTTTGAAATGCGAGACAACCCAGGGCTTAGTGAACGAACAATTAAACGCTATGAAAATATGTATTCCGGCGTTTTCTATGAGCGATATGTACTTGGACATTGGGTAATTGCCGAAGGGCTTGTCTACCCGATGTTTGGCGATTCCTGCATCGTGCAGGACATACCGGACACCGGAGATTACTACATTTCCATTGACTACGGCACGCACAATCCGTTTTCGGCTGGTTTGTGGTGCGTGACGAAAACAGAAGCGGTGCGCATTGGAGAGTATTATTACTGCGGGCGAGAAGAACGGAAAGAAAAAACGCCAGAAGAGTATTATTCAGAGGTAAAGCGTCTTGCGGGTGGGAGAGATATAAGATGTCTGATTGTAGACCCGTCTGCGGACGCTTTTATTGCCACCGTAAAGAAGCACCATGAGTTCAAAGTTCGTGGGGCTGTGAATGATGTACTGCCAGGCATACAGACAACGGCTGAGATGATCGCGTCCGGGAAGGTCAAAATACATGAGAGCTGCAAGGACGCCATCCGCGAATTCGGGCTTTACAGGTGGGACGAAAAAGCAGAATCTGACCGCGTCGTGAAGGAAAACGACCACGCTATGGACGAAATCAGGTACATGGTGATGACGGTCTTGAAAAAGCACTTCAAAGAACACAGATTTGTGCCGGAACTGGCGCGGTGAGGTAAAAGATGAAAACATATCAGGATTTTTTAGAGGTCGCGGAAAAGTCCGACCGGGAACGGATGGAATTTGTTCTGTCCGCGATAAATAATCACAAAGACTCGGATTTATACAAACAGGCGGTTATTGCGAAGGAGTATGACGCGCACAGGAATGTGACGATTGCTAATTTTCAAAAGCTGCTTTATACACTCAACGGGAAAGTCATTCCGGACAACTACAGTCCGAACTATAAGCTTCGGAGCAATTTCTTTGCAAATTTCATCACGCAGGAAACCCAGTATTTGCTTGGGAACGGCGTGACACTGAAAAAAGAGGAAAACAAAGCGAAGTTGGGCGCTGGGTTTGACACACGGCTCCAAGACGCAGCACACGACGCGCTTGTCGGCGGCGTTTCCTATGGTTTCTGGAATCTCGATCACCTTGAAGTGTTTGATGTGACAGAATTTGTTCCGCTTCTGGATGAGGAAAACGGAGCGCTTCGGTCGGGCATTCGTTTCTGGCAAGTATGCACAAGCAAGCCGCTGCGTGCTACGCTCTTCGAACCTGACGGATTTACACAGTACATCCGACGGAGCGGGGAAGAAATGATGATCTTGGAGCCGAAGCGCGGCTATGTGGCTGTGGAAGCGACTTCTGAGATTGACGGGACTGAACTTCTGGCGTATCAGAATTACCCGGGCTTCCCTATTATTCCTATGTACGGGAACCGCGCAAAGCAGTCTGAGCTTGTTGGTCAGCGCGAGGCAATTGACTGCTACGACTTAATCAAATCCGGCTTTGCAAATACGGTTGATGATGCATCCGTTATTTACTGGACGATCTCCAATGCTGGCGGCATGGACGAGATCGATATGGCACGGTTCAAAGAGTCCATGCGGAGAATTGGTGTAGGTCTTGTGGACGATGACGGCGCGAAGGCGGAGGCTCATACGATCACAATCCCGGTTGAAGCTCGGGAAGCGCTTCTTTCCAGAATCAGCGACGATCTGTACCGAGATTTTCAGATGTTGGACGTTACAAAACTGCAAGGCGGCCAGAAAACAGCGACGGAGATCAATGCGGCATATCAGTCGATGGATAACAAGGTCGATCAATTCGAATACTGCGTAATTGATTTCTTACGGGCGCTTTTCAAAATCGTTGGGATTGAGGATGAGCCATCTTTTACTCGCTCTAAGGTAACAAATCAGCTGGAACAAACGCAGATGGTGCTTCTTGCGGCAAACTACCTCGATGATGAGACAATTTTGAACAAGCTCCCTTGGCTGACGCAGGAAGAAGTCGCCGAAATTCTGAAAAGAAAAGCGGCAGAGGATATTGAGCGCAGCTTCGATCCGCCGGGGATGGTGAACGATGAGACCTGATAAGGGATACGACCTCACAGAAAAAGAGTTAAAGGCGCTCGAAAAGCGGATATACGATTCTTACAAAGAAGCGTATGACGGTCTGACGGACATCATCAAGGAGTATTTCACAAAGTTCGCAGACCGTGACGCTTCCGAAAAGGCACGGCTGGACGCTGGCGATATCACAGAGGAACAATACAAGCAATGGAGGCTTGCGCAGATCGGGCGTGGAAAGCGCTTTGAGTCGCTACGGGATAAGGTCGCAGAGCGCATGACAAATGCAAACGCTGATGCTGTTGCGTATGTCAACGATGCAACGCCGGGCATTTATAGTTTGAATCGGAATTTCGCGGCGTACACCATTGAGCAGGTGACCGGCGATGTCGGATTTGATTTATGGGACGAACAGACTGTAAAGCGCTTGATTGTGGAACAGCCGGAGCTTATGCCGTATTACCCGCCGAAAAGAGCGTTAAAACGCGGCATTGATCTGGCGTGGGGCAAAAAGCAGATCGCAGCCAGCGTCACAAGCTCCATTTTGCAGGGCAAGAGCATTAAGCACATGGCCGATGATCTACAATCCAGAATCGTAACTATGAACCGTGATTCGGCCATCCGGACAGCTCGAACGGCAGTCACGGGCGCGCAGAACGCCGGACGGATGGATTCTTACTTTGCAGCTGAAAAGATGGGGATTAAATGCCGAAAAGAGTGGATGGCGACGCTGGACGGAAGGACGCGCCATTCTCACGCGATGCTCGATGGTGAAGTCGTGGATAACGATAAGAAGTTCTCTAATGGTTGCCGTTTCCCAGGAGACCCGCAAGGAAGACCGGAAGAAATATACAACTGCCGCTGCACGCTGGTATCTGTGATAGAGGGAATTGACACATCCAGAGGACGGCGCCGTGCCAGAGATCCTGAGACAGGGCAAAATGATCTGATTGAAAATATGACTTATGCCGAGTGGGCGGGGTGGAAAAAGCGATGAACGTTGAATTTATCGACAATTCCGAAGAAGTGAAGTCCGCTATGCACGACGCGCTGATTCGCGCCCTCGAAAAGATCGGCATGACGGCTGAAAAGTACGCGAAGCGGCTTTGCCCGGTGGACACCGGCAATCTGAGGAACAGTATCACGCACCGCGTAGATGAAGGGGAACCGGCTTCATACATCGGAAGTGACACGGAATATGCCGCATACGTCGAACTCGGAACCGGTAAGTATTATCCGGGCGGAAGACCTACGCCGTGGGCGTATCAGGACGCAAAGGGGGACTGGCACTGGACGGCGGGCAATAAAGCGCAGCCATATTTGAAGCCCGCAGCGGCTGACCATGCGTCCGAATACCGGAAGATCGTAGAGGACGAATTGAAAAATGGCTGAAAGTTTGCGTAAGAGAGCCTAAAATATGCGGTATAAATGTGGTAACAGTGAAGAAACGACTGTTGCCACATTTTTTGTTCTGTCGCGGCAAAGAACCGCCGACAAGGGAAAGGGAGATAGAACATGGCATTAACAAGGAAGCTCCTAAAGGGAATGGGGCTGACGGAAGAGCAGATGGACACTATCATTGAGGCGCACACCGATACCGTAGACGGGCTGAAAAGCGATCTCGCGAGGTATAAGGCAGACGCTGAAAAGCTCCCCGGAGTACAGGCGGAGTTGGAAAACCTGAAAGCCAAAGGCGACGATGGCTGGAAGGATAAGCATGACAAGGTCAAAAAGGAATTTGACGACTACAAAAGAGAGCAGATGCAGAAGGAAACCAAGAGCGCGAAGGAATCCGCGTATCGGGAACTTTTGAAGTCTGCGGGTATCAGCGAAAAGCGCATTGATTCGGTTTTGAAGGTCACTGATCTTTCTTCGGTTGAATTGGAAGACGGCAAGATCAAGAACGCAGATGATTTGAAGAAGTCCATCAAGGAAGAGTGGGCAGATTTCGTTGTTACCACGAAACAGAAGGGCGCGGACACCAAAGACCCGCCCGCAAACAACGGCGGCGCTATGAGCCGGGACGACATCTTTAAGATCAAGGATGCTTCTGAACGGCAGGCAGCAATTGCCGCAAATCTCAATTTGTTCGGAAAGGAAGAATAATATGGCAGCAAAAAACAGCCTGACCATGACGAGCGACGTTCAGGTAACCGCTCGTGAAATCGATTTTGTAACCCGCTTTGCGCGGAACTGGCAGCACCTGCGCGACATTCTCGGCATTATGCGCCCCATCAAAAAGCAGCCGGGCACCGTCCTGAAATCCAAGACCGCAAGCGTGACGCTCGCGCAGAGCGTCGGCGAGGGCGAAGAGATTCCCTACTCCAAAGCGACGGTCGTTGAGAAGGACTATGCGAACATCAACGTCGAAAAGTACGCGAAGGCGGTCTCCATCGAGGCAATCAAGGAATACGGATATGACGTCGCAGTCGCGCTGACCGACGAAGCTTTCCTGTATGAGCTTCAGACCAACGTCACGAACCGGTTCTACGACTACCTGAATACCGGCCTTCTGAGCGTCAGCGAAACCAACTGGCAGCGTGCGCTTGCGATGGCGAAGGGTGCTGTTATCAACAAGTTCAAGCAGATGCACAGAACCGCGACAAACGTTGTCGGCTTTGTGAACGTCATGGACTTGTATGACTACCTTGGCGGCGCCGATATCACTATCCAGACTGAGTTTGGCTTCCAGTATATCAAGAACTTCATGGGCTACAGCACCGTGTTCCTGCTGTCTGACGAAGAAATCAAGCGCGGTCGTGTCATTGCAACTCCGGTTGAGAACATCGTTCTGTACTACATCGACCCGGCTGACAGCGATTTCGCCCGTGCCGGTCTTGACTACAGAACTGATGGCGAAACGAACCTGGTTGGTTTCCACGTGCAGGGCAACTACTCCACGGCGGTCTCCGAGTCCTTTGCGATCATGGGTATGACCCTGTTCGCGGAGTATCAGGACGGAATTGCCGTTGCTGACATTGACGAGACCCCGTCGCTCGGCACGCTGACCGTTACTTCGGCAGCCGGAACCGCAACCGGCGACACGAAGATCACAGTCAACCCGGCGAAGGAAACGTCTGGGAATGTCTACAAGTACAAGGTAGGCGATTCGGCTGAGACTGTGACCTATGGTCAGAATGTCAGAACGTGGTCGACGTGGGATGGCAAGTCCGATATCACTGCGACGACGGGCAAGAAGATCACAGTCGTTGAGGCTGACGCGACTTACAAGGCGCAGAAGGCCGGTAACGCGACGGTAACGGCGAAGTAATGGAGGTGGCGGTGTGATGCTGACTGAATTATGTGGCGTGCTTCGAAACTGGTTCGAAACTGACAGAATCAGTGGTACGTACACGGTCGAAAACGGCAGCATCACACTGCCGTTTTTGCAAAACGGACAGTTTTTCCGTGTGGTTGGCTCTGTTTTCAACGACGGAGTTCACCAATACCCGGATTACGCGATGGCAGACGAGACATTTGACGGCTCTATCTGGCCGATGTCTGTTCCTCCCGCACTTCTCTGCTTGGGAGAGGAAATCAAGGCGTGGCAGGAAAAGAACGGAGACATAGCCGCAAGCCCGTACACGTCGGAGAGTTTCGGCGGGTACAGCTATTCGAAAACGACAAGCGGGTCTACAACCGGCGCTGGAATGGTAACATGGAAGTCTGTCTTTAAGTCACGCCTGAACCAATGGAGGAAGATATGAGCTTACTTGACGATTTTGCAAGACCGTGTGTCCTCTTGGACAAAAGCCGCGTGCCGGATGGAGCGGGCGGTTTCGAAACAACTTGGGTCGAGGGCGTTGAGTTTTCCAACTATCAGGCGCTTGATACGTCGATGGAGGCAAGAAGAGCCGAAAAAGAAGGCGTTACAAGCGTTTACTCGGTTCTGGTTCAGCAAAGCGTTCCTATCGAGTATAACGACTTCTTCCGGGATAAAACGACCGGCGAGACGTACCGTGTAACATCGGAGCCGGTGGCAAAAAGAACCCCACGATCGGCCAGCTTCGATCTCAAGTATTTCACGGCAGAAAAGAAGGCGTTACCGGCATGACAAAAGATAAGGCGCTGCATGCGTGGTTTTCACAGTTCCTGACGGCGTATCCGGCTTCGAGCGTTCCGGATGATGCAATTTTTCCGTGGCTCACGTATGAGCTTATTACAGGCGCGTGGGACAGCGGAGAAATCGGGCTTACGGTGAATCTGTGGTACTACACGGAAAAGGAAGCAGAACCGAATGCCAAAGCGCAGGAAATTTCGGACGCGATCGGTTTTGGTGGCGTGTTCGTTCCGTGCGACGGCGGTGCAATTTGGATTAAGCGCGGAACGCCGTGGTGCCAGAACATCGCGGATGATTCCGACAAATACATCAAGCGGCGGTATTTGAACGTAACGGTCGAATACATTACCGCGAACTGAAAGGACTGATTTCATGGCGAAATTTACAAAAATTCCGGCGGATACGTTTAAGCAGCTGCAAATCAACGCTGGCGTTGTTTTGAGCGAATTTACGCCTGCAACCGGAACGTTTGAACCGGAGAACCAGATCGGCGCAACTACCGGCGGCGTTACATTTTCCGCGACACCGACGTACTCTGACTACGGCTCGGATGTGGACAATTGCCCGAAGAACACAATGGAAATGAAGCGGATGGACGATGTCGAAGTGAAACTTTCCGGTACATATGTAACGGCTACGACTGCCTCCGCGAAATCTCTTATGGCGGCGGCTGACATCGACAGCACAGATACGACGAAGGTTGTTCCTCGGCGCGATCTTTCGGCGGCTGACTTTGCGGACATCTGGCTTGTTGGCGATTATTCTGACAAGAACGGTGCAACGAATGGCGGTTTCATTGCTATTCGGCTTATGAACGCGCTGTCGACCGGCGGATTCCAGCTGAAAACAGCGGACAAAAACAAGGGGCAGATGGCGTTTGAGTACACGGCGCACTATTCGATGTCGAAGCAGGACGTTGTGCCGTATGAGGTTTATATCAAAGCAGGTACGGCTGAAACGTAAGGAGAAGAAAGTATGAAATTTTCGGAACTTAACACGGATAGGGCAGCTGATGTTCTTTGCGAGGTCAGCGTGTACGCGCTCAACATCCTGACGGACGATGAGCTGCGGGAGAGTCTGAAAGCACAGATTGACGCAGAGAAGCCTCAGACAGCAGGTGAAAAATACGCGATCGGTGCGCAGAAGATCGGGCAGTGGATTCCTCTGATTCTGAAAAAGCACCGTGAAGATACGCTTGGTATTCTGGCTGCGGTCAACGAAACGACCGTCGAAGCGATCAAAAAGCAGAGTCTTATCAAGACCATGCGGCAGATTCAGGAGATCGTCAGGGACAAAGATATGCTGGATTTTTTCAAATCGTGCGCGTCGGAGGCGAAAGCGTAACGCTTGCGCTTCTGGCGGCTCCAAAGATAAGCGCGGGAGGGCTGATTCGCCTTTTGCCGATTTTGGTAAAGCGGCAGCAGGAAGAATCAGCCTTCCGTATTTATACGGCGGAGTGTTTGCGCACAATGACGGAAAACACAGCGAAATTTGCGGGCGGCAGCTTTGTACAGGCAAAATATTCCGATCTGATAGACCCGAAGCCGCAGGACAACCGAACCTGCGAAGAGATCACCGCCGAGGTTGTTAAGCGGTGCGGATTGGTGGTGAAGCATGAATCTATTTGAACTTTTTGTAAAAATCGGTGCGGATACGACCGAAGCGAATAAAGGCATTGATGAAGTCGGGCAGAAAACATCCGGGCTCGGCGAAAAGCTGAAATCAGGGCTTGCTACGGCTGGTAAAGTGGCTGTTGCAGGTGTTGCGGCTGGCGCTACTGCGATCGGAGCGCTCGGGACGAAAGCGGTTACCGCTTACGCTGACTATGAACAGCTTGTGGGTGGTGTGGAAACACTTTTTGGAAATGCGAACGTGGACGCGCAGCATTTTGTAGACATGTTCGGATACAGCATGGAACAAGCTGAAGAAGCCGTAGCGCACTACGGAGATCAGTCTGAAAAACTCATGGAGTACGCCAACAATGCATATAAAACGGCGGGATTGAGCGTCAATGAGTACATGGAGACCACGACAAGCTTTGCGGCAAGCTTGATTTCCAGCTTGGGCGATTATTCCTATCAGGCTGCGGCGTTTGCCAACACGGCTGTTACAGATATGGCAGATAACGCAAACAAGATGGGTACGGATATGACAGCCATCCAGAACGCGTATCAGGGTTTTGCAAAACAGAACTATACCATGCTGGACAACCTGAAACTTGGATACGGCGGCACGAAAGAAGAAATGCAGCGCCTGCTTGCGGACGCTGAACAATTAGAAGGGCTGAAAGTCGGCTCCTTGAGCATCAACAGCTTTGCAGATATTGTCACCGCAATCCATGCCGTGCAAGAGAACTTAGGAATTACAGGGACAACCGCAAAAGAAGCAGGCGAAACGATTCAAGGCTCTTTTGGGCAAATGAAAGCCTCTTGGCAGAACCTTGTGACAGGCATGGCAGACCCTGACCAAGATTTAGGCGCTTTGGTCGGGAACTTTACGGATTCTGTGGTCATTGCGGGGAACAATCTGATTCCTCGGATTCAGGAGCTTTTGCCGCGTATCGTCGAAGCGACAACGTCCCTTATCGGAACGGTAAGCGAACAGTTACCGGCGATTCTGGGCACGGTATTGCCGTCTCTTGTAGAGGGCGCTACAAACCTTGTAACCGGTCTTATGGCGGCTTTGCCGTCTGTGCTGTCGGTTTTGGCGGATGTTGCGCCGACGGTCATCAACACGCTCGTTCCGGCTCTTATTGAGCTTTTGCCGCAGATCACACAGACGGGTATTGATGTAATCGTATCGCTTGCACAAGGTATTGCAGACGCGCTCCCGCAGCTGATTCCCGCCGCAACGGATGCAATTATTGAAATCGTAGAGGTTTTGACTAGCCCGGAAAACCTCGGGAACCTGATTGACGCAGCGCTTGCTATCATTCTGGCTCTCGTTGATGGGCTTGTAGATGCGACTCCAAAACTGATTGCAGCAGTTCCGAATGTTATCTCGAACCTTGTCACGGCGATCATTGCAAATATGCCGAAAATTCTCGAAGCAGGCGTGGAAATCACAATGGCGCTTGCGGATGGGCTTATCAAGGCTCTGCCGGAGCTGATCGGGGCGATTCCGAACCTGATTCTCGGTATCGTGCAGGGCATTATCGACAATCTGCCGGAGATCATCATGGCAGGCCCCAAAATCATTGCAGCCCTGGCCACCGGACTTATTGAAGCGATTCCGGATATCGTCATGGTCATTCCACAGCTGATTCGGTCTATCGTGGACACATTCCTTTCGTTTGACTGGGGAAGCATCGGCAAGAACATTGTCGAGGGAATTAAAAACGGTTTCGTGAATATGTGGAACAGTTTCAAGCAGACGGTTGAAAACGTCTTCACGGGGCTTGTGGACGGTGTGAAAAGCTTCCTCGGCATCGCGTCCCCGTCTAAGGTCTTTGCCGGTATCGGCGGATATATGGCGGAAGGACTCGGACAGGGCTTTGATAAAGAATTCTCAAATGTCAAGCGTGGAATTCAAAGCCAACTCGATTTCGGCACGATGACCTTTGGAATGTCTTCCTTCGGTCATCTTCCGGCACTCGCCGGAGCAGGCACGACGAACAACTACTACAACATCAATGCAGACCGGGTAAAGCAGTTTAACGACATCATCCGGATTACAGAAAATGAGCGTTTGACTTCGCGGATGGGGGTATCTGCATGAGAAGCGAAAACTTCATCGGCGCCAATCAGGAAGGGCGCAGCCTCTCCGGCGGCGATACCTACAACACCGCCGTCTACGTCGACCACGTCGAAGACCTCGACACCATCCTCCGCATCGCCAAAAACGCACGCATCACAACCAGAATGGGGGCGAAGTAAATGCCGACGTTTACAGTGCAGGCAAGCGGCTCGACAGCAGTCGCGAAGAACCACCCGAACACAAACTATTCGGATCTTACACAGTACAAATTCTTCGTAGAGCCGTTTTCAGGAGACGCGGGAAACATTAAGCGAGGGGATAACGTATATATCAACTTCCCTGTGCCGGGCGACACATACAAGTTCAAACGGGTAACAAAAGTAACGCTTGCATTTTATGCACAGCCAACAGCAGAAAGCGACGCTACATACAAGGGGATTTGGACATATGTAAATGCGTTGGCGAGTCAATTTGATGCAGATGCAATGACATATGCGACAAGGCCTGAGATATACCAGACCTTCACAGGGATCTCGGAGCAAGCAAACGGAAACTGGACGGCTCTGAATGAAATCATACAGCTAAATGCAGTTTTTGACCTGAAAAATTACAAATCAAAAAAAGAAGAACTGCAGCAAGGAATAAGAAATGGCTTTGTGGTCGCGCTTCGAGGAGGAGAATCAGGGACAAGCGAGGCGATTATATTCGGCGCAAAGTCAACACGGAAGCCATCGTTGGTGTGCGAGTATTCGGACGACACTGTAGGGATAACAGCGGATGGGTTTGCTCCAACAGCCGGCGCTTTTGTAAACAGATTTGAAAAAAATATGTTTACATGGCGCTGTGACGATGACACAGCCGACTCACAGGTCTGCTTCGCAGAGATAAAGCAAACCTCCGCCGTCTTCGAGTGGCGCGTCAAAAATGCGAGCGCCTCAAACACGATCAGCGTCTCCGGCGCGACAACCGCCTGCACAGTCCCTGCAAATACATTCCCGTCCGGGACGATCGAGTGGCGCGTAAAGGTGACGGCGAACAGCGGAACGACAACAACGTCTGCATGGCAGGAAATCACAACGACGGACGTCACACCATCCTGCAAGCCG